CTAGAAATTGCACTATTCCTCTTGATGTTCAAAACTTTTATATTTTAAAAAATTCAACAACTGGTGGTCAAACAATTACATTTAAATATGTTTCTGGATCAGGAAGTAGTGTTAACGTTTTAAATGGTAAAACAGTTATAGCTTACGCAAAAGCTGATGATGGTACAAATCCAAACATAGCATCTGTATCTTTATCAAGTGATCTTGTAGACGATACATCACCGCAATTAGGTGGAGATTTAGACGTTAACGGGAATAAAATTGTATCAACATCTAATGGTAATATCGAATTAGAACCAAATGGAACTGGTGATGTAATTTTAGATACAGATCAAGTATTAATTGGTGGTGGATCAGAAGTAGGTCAAATATCTTCTAATGGTGCGTATGATCTTAAATTGGTTACAAACTCAGGAACAGATTCAAGTTACATTAACATTGTTGATGCAGCTAATGGTAACACACAATTATATCCAAACGGAACAGGTTTAACAGAAATTGGTGGTGGAACAAATCCAGGTACAATTCAACTTAACTGTGAAAGTAACTCCCACGGGATTAAATTACAGTCACCTCCACA